CGACGGGTATGTTTCGGCTGTCCCGTCGTTGACTATTGTCAATTGGCCATTTGCGGCGAATTGGGCAGATTGTACGTCTGTGTCCAATATGTGCGGATCAGAGCAGAAAAAGGTGAGCGTGCCTTGGGCGACGTGTCGAATCTCTTCAAGGTTCGTTTCACCGGACAGCGAACCTATATACACCTTGTCAGGTTCGTCCGGAAGAATGATAGCCATGTCTTGTTCAGATGTGATATACCCGGCTATGATGTGCGCTTTTTCTATCCTGTCCGACACGCTGTTTCCTATCACAGCGAATTCAACCTCAATCCTTCTTTCTTTCCTCGTGTTGCGGATATGATAGACCCCATGCCGGCCGGGTATGTCAAAAACTTCATTTTCAACGTTTGGCGCAAGTTGACGGTTGATCCGTTTGATGAGCATGTATTTGCTTAAATCAACACCGTTCACTATCATCAATGCTCACCTCTTGCTCGTTCGTACATTCGTCTGCGACGTTCTAATTCAGGCTCAAGATGTGGAGCTGTAGCTCTAGCCACTTCTCGTCCATCCAGAGTGATTACAACCTCATAGCGCCCACCCATATTTGTGATGTTTGTGGCGTTTGCGTTTGCGCTTCCGCTAAAACTTGCTTTTCTCGTTACGTCAAACGCCAAAACTCTTTCCATCGCTCTTGCTATTTCGTTTTCACCTTTTTCTATTCCGGCCGCAATTGTTTCTCCCCATTTGATGTCCATGATATCAATTAGCGGACCCTCTTTTGGCGGAGAAAACGGTAAAAAGTTACGCACTTTTTGTGTTACGCTTCCAATCGCATCAGTAACTTTTGAAATTGCACTTTTTATTCCGTCAGCAATAGAAGTAACAATATTCCTTCCGGCATCAAAGAACTTGTCTTTGATATTCCGCACAATATCCAGCGCTCGGTTTATGCCGTTACGAACGGCATCGCTTACGCGACTAAACGCATTGCTGACAATGCCGTGAAGGGAATTGAAGATGTTCGACACCGTATTTCTGATACTATTCACTACACTGGAAACCGTCGATTTAATCCCGTTCCAAATACTAGAGATAATCGAACGTACCGTATTCATCACACTGGATATGATATTGCGAATGAAATTAAACCCTGTCGACACAACATTTCGTACAAGGTTCACGCCTGTTGTGAAGATATTCTTCACAAAGTTCCAAGCCGTTTGTATAACGTTTCTGAAAAGACTCCCAAACGTACTAGCAACTTTGACAATCTTTCCAACAAACCATAATTGCACTAAGTTCCAAACTAACTGAACAGCCCCACTAACAATCTGCTTGACTGCATCCCATAGTGCGCTCCAATTGCCGGTGAAGAGTGCCGCAAAAAAATCTATAATCCCCGTAATTACATTTATCGCTCCTTGGATCACACCCTTAATCGCTTCCCAAGTACTAACAATTAACACTTGGATAACTGGCCACAGTGCCTGCATTATGTTCCAAATTACGTTCATTACGGTAGTGATCACTGTTGATATAGCATTCCATACGTTTTGAGCAGCTTGGAGAATCATGTCCCCGTGTGTGTTCCACCACTCTACCAATCTGCCCCATACTTGCATAACAAAATCTGATATAACTTGAATAGCTGTTGATATTGTTTCTTTGATTGCGTTCCAAACATTATGAACCAAATCTCTGAAACGCTCATTCCTCCTGTATAAAGTGACAAACAGCGCAATCAGTCCGGCTATCACGCCAATCACAATGAGGACCGGAGCTGATATACCACCGATCGCTGCACCGACAACCCCGGCAAAAGTAATTAATTTGCTTATTGCCATCATGACTGGTCCGATTGCTACGGCGATTCCTGCGATAGTTAGAAAAGCTGCTTTTGCACCGTCGCTCAAATTCGTCCACCAATCAATAGCACTTTTAATAGATTCAACTATTGTTGTAAATACATTTCTTAATGTTTCTCCGGTGTCTCTTGCCCATTGTTTGAGTCCTTCCGACTCTCTAAGAAATTGCAAAAAATCAGCAAGTCCTTTTTTACCGTCTTTAAATAAACCTTCCAGCAGTGCTTCACCGATAATTCCGATGTTGGCTAGGACGTTGGCTTTTAATCCACTCCAAGTTTCAGCGTATGCGGCTGCCATTCCGCCAGCGAACGTTTCCATAGTGTTTAGTACGTCATCAGTGCCAACTTTCCCCGCTCGTACCATTTCAAAAAATGCGTCTTGTGAGCCTGCGCCGACGTGCTTCATTAAGGCTTGACTAAACCCGGGCAAACGGTATTCAAGCATATCTAGTTCTGTACGGGTGATTTTTCCTTGACCTTGAATTCGGTTGAAAATCTGAGCCATTTCAGCAATCGGAGCGTTTGCACCTATAGCGGCGTCACCAACAAGTTTGATATAACGCTCTAACTCAGCGCCTTCTTTTACTCCTGCCGCTAAAGCTCCGGCAGCAACGTTTACGCCATCTGCCATAGTAAATGTCGTTCCTGTTACAGCGTTTTTCGCATTTGCCATTACGATTTCTAGTTGTTTACCCTCAATCCCCAAGCCTTTTAGTTTCGCTCGTGCCTCGTCCATTCCTACCAAGCGTTTAAACCCTAACGCACTAACAAGTCCAGATACCGCAGTTGCGGCTGTCATTGCTGGTGCAGTGATATATTTTGACATTGTACTGCCAGCTTTTGATAACGAATCAGATATTGCTGTTGCGATGTTGCGTCCAGCAGATTTCCCTGCGGCTAGTGCTTCCGGTGCAATTGCTTTCTGAATAGATCCGCTAATTCCTTTTGCAGATGGCATTATCTGAACGTATGCTTTCCCTAATTCAATAGCCATTTACTCACCCCCTAGACGCCTTCTTGCTTTTTCAAATTCCTCACCAGAATGAAATACTTCAACATCATTTCCTTGTTTTCCTTGTTTCTTATTCATAAGCAAATTCATAAGCATTTGAGGACGATTTCTGCCCTTCTGACCGTCTTTCGTCTGGAACCAAACAAGTGTGCTTAGCCTGTCATAAATCCCAGCCAGCAACATTGTTTCTAGTGGCACCTTTTGACCACTAAGCTTCATTTTGATTCGAGAATCGTTTCGTAAACCTAAAGAAAAAACAGCCACCTTCGTTGGAGGTAGCTGTCTGTAATCGTATATTTGATATGTTTCAGCGAGATCGCAAATCAATGCGTCTTCATCTACACATATCATTCTGGCGAGGGCTAGGAGTTTTTTGTTTCTTTTTGGTTTTCAAAGATTTCCATGATTTCTTGAGACATTTTTTCGGTTGAAACAATCCCGTTCTTATTGCGGCAATGCTCCTTTAATCTTTCCGCTTGCTCTTTTCCAAGCAATAAATTAACCATCTTTGGAAATAACAGTGGGTTTTCTTGTGCTTCTGCGATAACCTCTATTAGTTCGTAGTTATCTAAATTTTCTTTTGGGAATTTATACTTGAATCCTGATTTTGTTTTTCCTTCGATCATTACCCTTCAACTCCTCCGTTACCGCCTGTTGGTTTCTGAATATATTCATAGTGCGTGTTCTCTTCTTCATCTGGGAACGCTGATACAGTGACTTCATAACCGACAGCCTCGGAGTCGCTATAAACAATTTCCCCGATTTCAGAAATTTTCCCGCTTGGAATAACAACTCGTTTTAGTACACCGCCTTTTAAAATCATGTCAATAACGAGTGTGCGCTCTTCTGGCTCCTTCGAATTTGCTTTCACGGTAATTCCTGTATCCAAATCCCCTGTTACGTTATCCTCGCCGTAAACAAATTTAAGAACATCCACGTTTAAGCCTTCGATAAGCTTAAAACTGAATGTGTCTGGTTTGGCTGTTTGAACGTTTAGAACAATGTCTCCACCCCATGCCTGAATATCCTCGGTTTCCGGACTGTTTTCGTTTGTCAGGCCATCCTCAGAAATATAACCTAACGACTTAAATGCAGCACCTAACGCTGAAGTTGCGTCTGTCGGCAATGTAGTTCCTACAGGCGCTACATACACCGCTCCGCCAACCTTAGGTTTTGCCGCTGTGACATTAGCTGAATTTGCCATTATTCATACCTCCTAATAATGATTAATATCAAACACCGCTTGATATCGATATTCTTTGGTCGTCGTGTCTGTGAAGTTATAATCATTGTTTAAACTCACGCCAGCTATTTCGTCAAGTTCAATCATGTTTTCAACGGCTTCTTTGACTTGTTCGTTAAGCAAAGCCGCTTCATATTTGCTCTCTGCGTAACTTTGAAAAGCGATAGTGGATGATAATAGATGGTTTTCTTTCGAGCTTCCGATTTTGTCCAGAACAACATAACGTTTCGGTTTTTCTTTCGGTAACTCCGTATAAACAGGCACGGACAAGGCGTTATTTAGATAGTTATAAATCGTTACTTCAATCATCTATCTCACCGACTTTAACAGCGTATTGTTTTTGTAATTGTCGGATTGTGCCTCTTTAGTTTCTGCCCATACACGTGCGTTTGCACGGTTGCGCCCTACGTACAAATCTTGTTCATAACCCCTACCCGCTCTATTTCGTGCCCTTGTCGCGTACTGTTCTAATACTTTTTGCATGTTTGCTGACTTCATTAGTGCTGCAACACCGGCTCTATTAAGTTCAAATTCTAGCTTACTCATAGCGCTCCACCATCACTTTCTTGTTCCAATCACCAGGAATTAGATGCTCAATGCCTTGCGTTGCAAATCCAAACGTGCGCCAACGTTCACCAAAAAAAATCACCTCAGCATCTTCCCAATCGTTTTCATCACCTTTGGGAATTGCTAAGGTGTAAACGGCTTTTTTGCCCGTAAGTTCGAGTGTATGAACGATGTCTTCTGTTGAAACCGGGCTAACAAGTACGTTATCGACTTCAATTTCCACATCTTCATAGATCGGATTACCAAATGGGTCTTTACCAATCTCTCTTTTGTTTATTAGGGTGACAGTGATTCCTTTAATATTCATATATCTCCATCACCCCGTAACGTTGGCTTCGTAATCCTAGCACCTTGAGCTCGTCACGTTTGATGAATATTCCGCCGCCAGGATTCAGAAACGTACCTTGTACCGAATATCCCAACGCAGATTGCGAAAATTGTACCATCGGCTCTTTATCTGTCGGCGTCATGAGTGTTCGCGCGACGATGTCAACCGTGACTGATTTTACAACATCTTTGTAAGCTTCATTTTGTTCAATCATTTGGTCGATATCTTTGCCCACTCGTTGCGCTTCCAATCTTAGTCGATTAGAAACGACGCGAAGAAGCCCCTCGGCTCGTTCTGTTTCTTCAGGTGTCATCGGACGCCAAAGGTTTATCATGTCATCAATCGTTGCGAAAGGTTCCATATTATCACCGCCTATTCAAAGGCTTTAGCAATTGTCTCAATAATCACCGCTTTTGTGTCTTTTTCATTGATTTCAATGCTATGTTCTTTTGCAAACTCAATCAGTTGAGACTTTGTCATTTGTTCCAGGTCAATTTCTTCTTCGACGTATTCCTCTTTCTTCTCCTTTTCCTTCCCGCTTTTCTTTAAGCCTTCTTTTTCATCCTCTCCAACTTCAATCCAATTATCGCCAATAATAAGACCAGAGCTAAAAACAATAGCCCCAGTCCGCTTATGCTTGTATTTTCGTTTCAATTGCATCACCCTTGTACGCCTTGTTCAACGATGATCGCGAACGCTTCAGGATCTAAAATGCCCCAACCCAAGAATACTTCTGCACGAAGGTAAACCTGGTTATACCCTTGCAAGTCGTTTCCGCTGTTATCTGGGTCACCATATTCGATGACTTTGAGCGGGATTTGTTTGGAATAACCCCATTTAAAGTAATTTGCAAAGTCACCCACATATGCACGGGCGTTGTTTGCAGCCATATCCGATACAGTACGATTGACTTCTACACGCAAGCCGTTGATGTCGGTAGGTGCGTTACCCCAAGCCAATTCAGGGAACATCGGCAATCCTTGTGCGTCTTTTTGCTGTGCCAACGCTGAACGGAAAGCTGGAGACATAATCATACCGGTTACATCGTTATCTGTTGCGTGAATCATTGCAATTGCTGTTTCTACGTTATCATTTGGATCAGTTAAATCAGTTGCTACAGACTGCGCGATTTGTGCGTCAAAGTTGTTGTTACCAATAACCGCTGTAGGTTGTCCAGTGCGCGGATTGACTCCATGGAACGCCATCAAGTCAAGACCACGAGCAACTTTACGAGCGAATCCATCGTTAAACGCTTTTAGAATATTGATTCGTTCTTCCGCACTGGCAATCATGAATTCATTAGATACACGCGCACCATATTCTACTTTAATCGGCGTAATGATGATAGGTTCTAAACTAACACCGCCATGCGATTTCTTTCCACTCTCAGCGACAACATCAATTTCGTTCTCCATCGTAAAAATAAATTCTTTTTGCCCGTTGAAAGGAATAGGCTCTTGTCCTGATAATTTAGCGAGTGAAGACTCACCTTTTACTTTGTTAAACAAATCAGAAACAAGAACTGGATCGAACAAAGTTCCTTTATTTAATACCATTTACAACACACTCCTCATTATAGATTTTCTAACATTTTCGCGTATGCTTTTTCTTTAGGGTCTATATTTTGCGGTTCACTCGGTTTGAGTGGCAATGTTGGCTTATTGTTACCGATAAAGCTTGCCAACTTTTCGGCATCCACTTTTATTTCTTCCTCAGTTTCTCCGCTTAATCGACCAGCAAGGTCAAGTGGTATGCCTGCTTGGTTAGCAATCTTAATTTTTAAGTTTTCGAGTTCATAAGACTTTAGTTTACTTTGCAAATCACCGACTTGTGCTAATTCTTGTTCTTTTGCTTGTAAAGTGTTTTGCAACTCATTTAATTGTTGTTCGTATGATTTGACTTTTTCTGAAAAGCCCTGCAACTCGTCGATTTTTTCCTTGTATGAGTTGATAGACTTGCCATATTCGGCCATGACCTTATCGATTGTTTCTTTCTCCAATCCTAATTCTTCTAAAAACTTTCTATCCATCAACATTACCTCCATTGGTTTACGTTTTTTTACGAGGTTACGACCCTCGAACCGCCTTGTTCTTTAACGTCTGCAAGTGCTAAAAAGACGAGAAATAAAAAAACACCTAACGCTATAATGTTAGATGCATTAATACCTTATGCGTTGCGGTTTCTTCGGCTTATCATTACTGGCTATCCAGTGAGCAAGGATTACACTATCCAATAAAGCGATGTCATATTCTTCAATTTGCGATTTATAACCGAAACCTCCGCTTGTCCCAATCGGCCGTTTTTCGCAATTTGTGACCACTTGAAACAGAGACGGTTGACTACGATGTTGGATAGTTTGTTGATATACTGCTTGTTCAAACATCGCGTTTGCTTGAATGACTTCTTTCACCGTCGGCAGTATTGGCGGTTTTAACTTTGCTAACTTCATTGCATCTTCTAATATTTTTTGACCATTAGCACCATCAACAACGACCTGTTGCACGTCTGCATTTCGCAAAAAGTGTATGATCCAATCGTTACCGTTGCGTATTGATTGACAATCTATTGCCTCGACAAAAATTTTGTCATCATGTGTTTTAACCGCTATACTCATCGCAACATTTGTGCCATCGTGGCCGTATTTAACACCAACGAATAACTTACCCTTTAATTGCGGTAAGCGGTCGACGTGTAGCGCTTGCCATTCATTTTCCGAAATGGCGGATTTCTGATTGTATTGAATCCACAAACCAAGACGTTGGATATTAAAGTCCAGGTCATCGTTTCCGACTTCCGCTTGGATATTACGCTCCGAAACTCTTAAACCTAGCGACGGGTTCGCTTGATACCACAATTCTTTATCGCGTGGATCAGACTCTTTATCTACGCTCCATTCCGCCCATCCGGAATCTTCTGTGGCCCCGTAAAGTACGTTTTCGCGGTATTTTGTGAACACCGTACCGCTCGATATTGGCGTTGGCGGCGTTCCAATCATGATAGTTTGTGGGTTAGGACTAGCCGCGATGGTGTACATCAACGCTGAACGTTGGTCGTCCGTGTATTCTTGTGCCTCGTCGATGACAAGCAAGTCAAAACTTTCACCAAGACCACCGGTTGATGTTCTTGTACGAAAATCTATTCGACCGCCGTCGACAAGTTCGATATGTTCACGACCTGCCGCCTTGATTTTGTGGAAATGTTCGCCTTCTTCCAAACCCATTTCTTCCAAAATTGCTAACAAACGATTGAAAGCAGCAGCGCTTGTTGTCGTACGATGGGCGGTATGGAGTATTTTCTCACCCTTAAACAGTCCAAACAGTTCTCGAATTGCCACAACTTCGTTTTTTCCGTTTTGACGAGGAACGGAAAACCCAAACATCATGTGTGTCCATAAACCATCGTTGTTCCTTGCCAAGATGGCATCGATTAAAAACCGTTGCCAATCAAAAACTGTGCGACCAGATTTTTCGTAAATTTCTATCGCTTCATGTCCCAATGACTTTTTAGCGTCATAAGGCAAAATAACGGACTTTGTCGGTGTTTGGTTGCCTATCTTTTTTTGTGGCATTGGCACAACTTCCGCTCCCATCTATATCACCTCATCGTCTCCACTCCCTCGTCCATACGTTTTGACGGCGTGCATCTCCTGGATCATATTCGACAACACATCGGCATCTATCATGCCTTTTATAGACGTCCTCCGGTACGCCAGGATACTTATATGTTCCTACAAGGTTTTTACACCATTCACACGGTTCTGATCCTTGCGCATATCTTATGATTCTCGGATATAATCCTGAACGGTATTGGAATTCAGCATTTACTTGTACCGTGTCGTCCACAACTGAACGCGTAAAATTAACAACCGGTTCATCTAACATCCATGCGACGTCATCGTATATTTCTTCTTGTACAACACGTTCAATAATACTTTTTATTCGGTTTCGGTTAAGTTCCGGTGATATTCCTTTGAGTCCCAATCCCGCTTTTCTGTTTAATATTTCTTGGATTTCAACAGAAACTTCTGCCACAAGCACATGATTTCTTTCAAGCGTTGGGTTTAAAACCCGATCGGCTATATTGAAATACATACGACCGTCCGGTAGTGTTTCGGAACTTATGTTCTTTTCAAATGACTTCGCTAGCGCCTCACCAACTTGTTGCGCATAATCATATGCTTGTTCATAAGTTGCTGTTCCATCTTCAATCTTTTTGCGTATGCGTTCTATTTTCTTGTTTTGTTGTAAAAATGCATTAAAATCAAGCTCTATCGCTTCTAGCAATCCTGGCACGATATCAGTTGCCATCGTCTTCACCTTCGATTCCTGTTAAATCCCTTAGAGTTTCTCTGCCGAAGAATCCTGGTACTGCTTGATTGATTTTGTTGATGCCATCCCCGATCGTTGCAATTGCACTTGCATCCGGTTTGAAGATTGGATCCCATTTTGGTTTGGTTTGATACAGCTGATATCGTTGGTACGGATAATTGTCACGAACACACGCAGCTAAATATCCGGCGTTCAGGAACCCTAGACCAAAATCACGCTTGGCCTTTTCCGCCATAAGCCTAAGTGTTTCGTGACTTGCTTTGATTGCTTCGGCACTTGATGGGTTGTCGCTAGGAAAACCCAAATCATCCAATGTAAGCCCAGTCTCCCCTGCAAAACCACTCGCGGCAGTCCGCAGCTGTTCCGTAAATGGCGACATGGACGGTACAGTGAATTGCCCTAGCTTCGGACTATCCCCTTCGTCATCCTTGGTGAATTGTAGGAATGATGAAATAGTGGCTTTCCACGCTTCCATCGGTTCTGCTTCTTGCGAAAGACCAACAACATATTTTTGTGGCCAAGAATAAAACTCTGCTGTTATGTCCGCCCGCTCAAGTGTACGTCTTGCATAATTTTGATAATAAACAGCGGCTTTGGTGATTCGTGATCGACCAAATGGACGACTTGAGTCTGGTCTATGAATGATTGGAACTAATAACGGATATGGTGCAGGGTTTGGAAGTCTTGCTTCCAATTTGCCGTCAACGAAATACTCGGTATATTCTTCGGTAAAATACAATTCCTCAACCGGGTTGCCATAGTCGTCCCTTGACAATACCGCATATGCTTCTGTGAGCAAACGAGTGACAGGGTCCAATATTCCAGTGGCATCCGAACCGTGAATGACTTGTAATCTCGGAAAACCGTCATCGCCTTCTGAAACATAAATGAAGCTGCATGAGTTAACAAGCGCTGATAATATCGCATCATCTGTGAGTATATCCCCGCTGTTCAGGTTATAAATTTCATTCAGATTGAAGTGGTCATTGTCAAAACCACGAAACACCAATCTATCAGCGATAGCATCAACCGCTTTTGCTCCCCATCCTAATGTTGCTTTGAACATTCTCCGAATCTCAGGGGGAATCGTAATTCCAAAGCTTGTTGATTCGTCCTTCATGTCGTATATTTTTTGACGTTTTAGTGCGCCATGACGATAGTGTTCTAATTTGTTGCGCAAGTATTCGATTCCTTCCATATTTTCACCCCTTTCTAAAAAAAATGGCACGAGAAAATTTGCACA